ACGAGATCATGCCTAGTCTCGTGGGCTCGGAGATGTGTATAAGAGACAGGTTCACAGTTTGTTAACACATTTCGTGTCGGGGTATGCTATAATATAGACAGAAAAAAGGAAAGGAAGTAAAACAAATGAAAAGAATAATCTATGAAGTATGGGCAAAGACCTACAGCGAAGAACTGCAAGACACGATAATGGTTATCAAAGCAAGATTTTACAAGATAACAGATGCTCAGTTGTTCGTGAGAGCCTACGAAGATGCTTACATGATGAAAGCTGCAATAATTGAAACGGAAACCTTCTAAACAGTCGAAACGGGCGCAAACGCCCGTCTGCAACGGTTGGCGGCGTTGCACTGATGATGACACGCCGGAAAGGAAAATGCAAAATGAAAACCAAGATAACGAAAAAAGCAATCATGTGCGCATATCGCAACGTCATTAAAGTCGGCTACTGCGACATGCAAGACGCTTTAAAATGGCGTGAACCGAATTTCTACACCGCAGGCGTATACGGTTGGAACTCCGACGTTTACGTGATTGACAATGATACCGTAATAGTAACCGGCTACAGACCGTTCGGAAACATGGAACTTCCGCGGGAAGTTACTGAAACGCTTAATAAATGCGCGAAAAGCATAACACGTTATTTAAACTACGACTTAGCAAAAATCTATTTAAAGAATAATCTTGACGAGTTAGTTAGTGGGATAGAATACGATTTCGATAGTTACAATTTTGCAAGCGCGGATGAAAACTTTGAAATCAAAAGAAAGTAAAAATGTTCACAAATCGTTCATACGGCGTTCACAAACGCCAAGTATACTATAATCAGAAAAAAGGAAAGGAAGTACAACAAAATGAAAAAGCAAAATGTTAAAATTGAATTTAACGGCAACCTCTATGACCTACACGTGCTGATAAGGCAGGTCATAAAAAGGAGGTGAAAACCATGAAACCAAACTGGACAGACCTATTCAAAGCAAACCTTGTAAAACCCGCATGGGCAGATAACGCCAAGGAAACCGAAATACCCTTTGCAGTACATGCAATAGATAGTTGCATAGGCACAAATTGGAGAAAGGACGAAAACGAAGATGAACAGTTATTTGGTAACAGTGACCGTAACAGACCCGGACACAGGCAAATATAAAGTTGAGATACCTGTATACGCAAAGACAACGGCACATGCAAAACGCATAGCGCATAAAGCCGCAAGGCAGATGGGCGCTTGCTATATCACAGATTTAACAGCAGAAAGGAGGTTCAACGATGAACATTAAAAGAGAAGCGCGAACGCAGGTTGAAATTGCACAAATTATAAGGGTGTTGGGCATTAAAGACGAAATATGCCGACGTCATACACGTTGTGACGAATGCTATTTAGGCAAATTAGACGTACTTGAAACGCGGACATGCTATGAAATTGACAAATTAGCGAAACGCTTAGATTTAGCTTATAGGGTGGTGCAAACATTATGATTGTCGTGTTATGCTTGAGTATAGTTGCAGGAACACTGCTTGTAGGGCTTGCCCAGTTGCTCGAATGGCTTGACCGCACGTACAACGATTACAAGTTGTTAAAGACAGTAGAAAGGTGGTGGAAGTTATGACGTATATGGACTTGCTAGCATTGCGGCATTATGTACGCCAGGCACAAAAGATAAGATATGAAAATCGTAGCTGTATCATTATCGGGTGTGATAAATGCGAATGCGCTTACATTTGCGAATTAACAAATTGCTTGCTAAAGCTTATACAGCACGAGATAAACCGATACGACGCGAAAGGAGAATTGAAAGATGATAACAATTAGCACTATAGACTATACCACAAACCAATTAAAATACCTTGCATACGGTTTAGTAGCGGCTGGGATAAAAATTCTCAAGCGAAACAAATGCGAATTTAGCCCTTTTTGTAGCCGAAAATGCAAAGACTATGCAATATGCAATGACATTTTAACGCATGGCGTTACTTGTACGATACGATAAAGGAGCGTGAAGCACTTGAATTACATCGAGATACGCAAGAAAGTAAATGAAACAACCCCGCGCGGTGCATACCGAAGCGCCGTGAAGCTATACGCAATAGACATTTTAAATCGATTAGGCGACGCAGAAGCGCCGGACACGTTGTCCGAACTCCACACCGAATTGCTTGACGGTTGCCTAAACTGGATTGAATACAGCTATTGCGGCAAGGCGCTTGCAGACAGCTACAGCATAGCAGGGCGTACTTGCAGTCCTACAACCTTAAAGCGTTTACACGCCGGGGCAAAACAACCAATAGGTTTTGGCACATGGCTCGATTATCAAGCAAGTGCCCTAAAGCAAGCGGAAAAGCTGATTATACAAAAATACTGTGAAGTCAAGAATGAACATAAATAATGTAAGGCTCGAATACCACTACGGTACTCGAGCCTTTGTTATTATATATTATTTACAACGTCCACTCACCGGAGGGGGCGAACCAGCTTGGCGGGAAAGCCTGTTTTGTAGCAATAGCGGAAAACAACATGGAATTATCAGAAACAAATCCAACAGAACCGTTATTTTTGAAGAACAACTGCGCGGGAACATCACCCACAGCGCCTCCCGAAACGGCAAACAACCACAACAAACCTGTGATAAGTTTATCATTAGTCGGTGCACCGTTGTTAGCATCACCGGACGCGGAAACATAAGACGTGCGCGGCATAAGCTCAAATTTAATGCAGTTATCATTAGACGTAGCACCGAGCATTGCAGATATGTCGCGAGCTGCTTCGGGGGTAAGATTAAACTTTTCGCGCCAGTTGCCCGAGACGCTAACAGACGTATCTTGCCCGAACACACGGCAAACGCCGTAGCAAATAATCGTGTTATCACCGGCAGACGGGAAAGAAAGCATATCCAAAATAGCCTTTTTGTAATATTTAGTACCCGTCATGGTGAATGACTTATAGTTAAAGTTAGGGTATGTTTTAATCATGTTTTCCAACGCGGTAACGCGTTCGGTTAAATCGCTGATATTGGAATTGATGTTCGTAATCTGTTCGTCAACTTCGTTTTTCCACTGGTTATACTGGTTCGTAAAATCAATTTTCCACGTGTTGAACTCGTTATTCGTATTCGAGGTGTACGTGTTGAACATCTGGTCAATACGTGTGTTTGCGTTGGTTACAAATTCATCAAACTTTTTGTTTAAATTATTTGTAGTATTTGTAGTGTAGTCGTTAAACCACTGCTGTAAGGTAGTGTTTGTATCGTTTTTATACTGTTCAAACTTATTCCAAAGTTCTTTCGTCAAGTCATCGAAGTGCTGTTCCATGTGCGCTTCAAACCTTGCGATTTCAGCGTTCACCCAGTCTTGCAAGTCTTTGTACGCTTTATGCAAAGCGTCAATGTTATCCTGCATCTTTTCGAGTTCCTCAAGCATCTTGTTAAGGAACGCCGCAAGCTTACACAGCACTTCATAATAACTCAAACTCTGGTCATAGACAGCGGGGAGAACTTTCTGACACCAAAAGCGCAGATATGGAATGCCGTCATACTTTTTTAAAATAGGGTCAAAGTCAGCGGGTGTGAATTTGTTATCGTTCGGCATACTTTACCACCTTTCTTTATTCCCACAAACCAAAGAATAAATCTTCCAGTTCGTGTAATACCATATTGTCAACACTTTCATAGTTCTTATACATTTTAGTCATTTCAGAGAAATACGCGTCTCCACTGCTACGACCTGTATAAGTATACTCTGTGTTGCGTTTACCGTCCTGTGTACTTTGCGCTGTACCGTCGGTTGATGCTTCGCTCGTTGTCTTTGTCGCGCTTGTCAGATACTTATCTGTGTCCAAGCCCTCAATACCACCTTGCGGCGTTTCGTTAAACTTGTTCCAACCTGTACTCTGACTTTCGCCGTGTGAAGTGCCGTTGTCAGATGTGTGCGTCGTGTCTTCGCCCGCCGTGGTATGTTTGATGTTATCAAACGGGTTCGCAAGTTCCTCTTGCTTGTACAGCATATTGTACTTCGGCATAATCGCGACAAGCCGTTCCCGAAGATGCAGTTTCCATAGCGCATACGTTTCATACGCTATTTCGCGGGTGTAATAGTGGAGCAGGATAAGTTTGCACAGGTGTTCACGATAACTTTCCTTAAAGATAGGAAAATCAAAATCGAAAATGTGTTCGTACCCTGCTTGCAAAGCTTTCTCAACGTCACCATAGCCGCTGTGTTCGTACTCACCCTGCCAGTTCAATTCAGGAACAAAACTTTCGCAAATCCAACGGACTTCTGTTGTAAATTTACTCATTGTTTTCTTCCTTTCTTTCCTTTTCTTCGGTCTGCTTTTGATACATCACATCATCTGCATCTTCCAAAATCAAACGGTCGTCATAGTCTTCCTTGTATTCACACCATACATTCAGCTTAAACAGACTATTGATTTTTTCGCAAGCCTTTTGCCGCTCATTCAAGCGGTTATATCTTGCCGCAATAGTGCCGCCCATGTTGCGCGATACTTCATCTGTAATCAAGCGCTCTTTCTTCTGCAACGACGTGTTTGAAATGCCAAGGTAGGTCAAAGCTTCATTAAAAATCTGTGTTTTGATTTCATACAGTTTGTCTGCAACGTATGGCGCGTCTGTCTTTAATACCGTAAAGTCATTGATAGATAAATTCTTGTCACCGAAAATAAACGGTTGATTTCCGTCATACTTCATGTACAAGTTTTTCATCGTCAGACGCTTGCTTTCATCTGCCAAAATCAAAATCGGGGTTTTCTGCGCGTTGACATTTATGTTGATAATCTCATCAATCTTTCCGAGCCTGTCCGCGAATGATACCAACTGCATCAGGGACGGTGTGCGGAGATAATTGTTATAAATCATCACGCCTGTTTCCTGCGTCAGCGGGTATCTGTAGTTGTTATACAAGCTACACGCCGCAAACTGTAGTGGCTGTCCGCACACGTCGTACCCGCTTGTACTTACATTTACGGGCAATGTCATGTACATGTCGAGCGCGTCATCCTTGAAGAACACCGCGCGCCCGTTACCCAGTAGCGCAAGTTCGAGTGTTCGCACGTCGCATGTTTCCGGCAGTCCCGTCCAGTCAAACATGGACGCGGAAAGTTCAACGAGCCTTGCGAGGTATAAATCGTTGTTCAGTCGGTTTTCAAAAGCCGTACTCCAAAACATGCGGTCTTGTGTACCGCCGTAATGCTTTGCCCTCAAACTGCTTGCCATGTTTAATCACCGTCCTTTCTTATGTCGGGGAATTATCAAGGGTATAGTTACCCACTTCGTCACCGTTTTTCCAGAATGTAACGCCTTTGTCATACACAGCTTTAATTATGTTCGCCGCTTCTTGTGGTAAGAAACCCTGTATATCGCAACCGATAGTTTTAACGTAGTTCCAATGGGGTCTTGAATGGGTGTTAGGAACTTTAACTGTGCAAGTGTTGTAACCGAACATGTCAAAGAACTTGTCTACGATTTCCGCATACTCTGGTTTAACGCACATGTAATAGGTACTGTAATCAAAACGTGCTAAAGCGTTAGTAACGCTTCCCGCGCCAGATAACCCGCCTACGTTTGGTGGAATGTTTGAAACATCTTGAAGTTTAGCTTCAACTTGCCATACGGTTGTCATAAAGTCCACAATACTTGTTCCGGCTGTACCAATAGCGCTGAATATCCCGCCCGTGGCTTGTTGCCGCAACCCTGTTTTTGTAGTCTGACTAACTGTTTTTCCGGCGTTAGACGCGTCAGCTTTAGCAGCTTGTAACATATCGGCGGCGTTATTCACGGTCATTGCACCACCAAGAAAAGCTGATACGGTATTCATTAACCCGTTTGCACCCTGCGTGAAAACAGCATTTTCTATTTGATTGCGGTTCATAGCCATGTATGCTTTATACGTGTCACCTATCCATGGAACTGTGGGATAGCCCGTCAAAACAAGCGCATGGTCGTAATACTTAGCGATACCCCTATAGTCCAAAGGATAAAGTATACATTCGGGTGAACTTATGCCGGAAGCCGCAACTTCCATGTGAAAGAAACCGTCTTTATCAATTTTAAAATCTTCGTATCGGTATTCGTTCACTGTACCTTGATTGTTGCTAACCCACAGTTGATTGTAGGGATAACCAAACAGTTTTTTATTTCGCGGTTTATATCCGTTTGGTAACTGGTCTTTGAACTGTTCCTCACCCTCATAAATACCACTGGTAACACCATAGCAAACAAACTTAAAATCTTCTTTTGGTACTATCTTCGGCATATCAAAATGCGTTTCATCTGCACCCTGTGCCATGAGTGCGTTAGCAACCGTTACGGACAAGACAGCATCTTGCCACCCACTACGAACAAAGTCCTGTACGAGTGTGTTCATATCCTCTGCGCTACCAATATAGCCATACACAGGGCAAAACTGACTATACAATTTTATAGGAACATCGCCAGATGAATAGGGTTTACTTGTAATAACACACGCATATTCACCCAACAAGCCGCGTGAAGATAACAGGTTTTGAGACACGCCGCACATCAGTTCACCATACCCAATGTTTTCTGGTCTGGTGTTTTCAAAAATCTTATCCGTTACGGAATGTTCGCGTTCAACCATGCACTGTTTCAACGTGTATTGGAACATCCAAGTTTGCATCATATCGAGTTCGTAGTATATATCTGTAACATTGTCGTTCACGTATTCCACACTATTGACAAATGCAAAGAACCACTTTTCGCCGTATGACGTGTTTTTGAACAGAAGATAGTTACACGCGTAAACATCCGTCGCAGGAATGTCCAATGTTATGACGTTGCGTCTTTCACGTTGATACGACACGTTGTGAAACTGTTTGAAAGCTTTACTGAAAAAGTAGTTGTTTTGTTCTGCAACACTTTCAAAATATAACGTGTTCTTATAGTCACTGTCAATAGGAACACCACGACACAGCACAACATCTGAATTTGGGGGTATGTAGGGCATTTTATTCACCTCTGATAATAAGTCTTAACCCTCTGTTTCCAGAGGGCTGTGACTTACATTGAATTAGTTTACTGTACGGTGATTACACAAGCGCCGCTCTTTGTGGTGTCGAACTTAGAGGTTGCTGTGATGTTCGCCGTGCCGCTTGCAGTTGGGTCAACCTTAACAACGTGATTACACAAGCGCCGCTCTTTGTGGTGTCGAACTTAGAGGTTGCTGTGATGTTCGCCGTGCCGCTTGCAGTTGGGTCAACCTTAACAACGCCAGACGCAGACACCGTAACGAGTGGGTTGTCACTTGTCCACGTAACCGCCTGCGGCGCAAAATTGGTCGTTGCGACTTTCGCAGTAAGCGTCAACACCTGACCGGCGGACACCGTAGCCGTAGCCGGAGACACCGTAACGCCCGTGACGGTCGGGGTGTTCGGGATAAACGCAATAGCGTTAGCGAACGGGGAAACGCTGAACAGCTTCCATACATGGAGATAGTGGTTCCAGTAAAGCCCCTGTACGTTCTCAAGGTCGCGGAACTGCTGAAGCTTATCGTAAATCACGAAATAGTCACGGTCAACGAGGACGGCAGGAATTTCGTTGAGCGCTTCCAGTTCCTCTGTGCTGTACTCATAGTAGTTCGGGTCACCCTTAAAGAGTTCCGCAAGGCGCTTTACGTTCAGCTTGCCAAAACCATCGACAAGAACGATATGTCCGAGAAGTTCGGCTTCGGACATGTTGAACGCACGGGCAAGGTTCTTAACACTCTGGGTTGCATCAAACGCAGTATTGATAATGATATACTGGTCGTCACGCAGAGTATGCGTGGTCACGCCCGCAAGGTTGTATTCGTCAGACATAAACAGCAGGTCATTGGACGCTTTACGCATTGCAACGGTTGCGTCATCAATGTTGCTTGTATTGATTGTCTGTACGCTAATCTGACCGCGAGAGAGGTTACGCGCAAGCATGTACTTCATGACGAGGAATTCGTCATTTTCCATAGCGGTGTAAAGCTGTTCCGTAATCTTCGCGACGAGGTTATACACACCGTCTTCGGACAGGAACGCAAGACGCAAATCCTGTTCCTCTGTTGTGGTCTTGTAGAACTTCTGGAAGTTCATCACATGGAACGCGGACTGCACGTCCGGGATTTCACGCTTAAACAGTTCGTTTTCCGCAACTGCCGGGTCATACTGGAACGGACGCGCCATAGCCACGAACACTTCCTCAACCGTTTCGCCAAAGTCAAGAAAACCTTTCTTGAACATCGCCCACGGGTTAGAGTAGGACTTAGACGTGATAATAACTTTTCCGATACGGTTTACGAGCGCGGAAAGAAACTCATTCTGGAGCGCGGGCATGTCCATAATGATTGCACCGATTTCACGGATGCTGTCTGCATCCGGGGTCACAACCGGGACATAGTTACGGTAATTGATAGACGCAGAATTGCGAATTGCATTCAGCACGTCTGCGGAACTGTTTGTCAGCGTTCTTACTTTAGGCTTAGTTGCCATTGAAAATCATCCTTTCTTATTTGAATAAATCGTTGAACGTGATATGCTCTGCACGTTCGGTTGCGTCTTCAGGTTCGTCGGGTTTACTGCCCTCTGGTTTGCCCTCAAAGAAACGGCTTGTATATTTTTCGCGCCATTCTTTATCTTTCTGTGCTGTTGCTTCTTCCGCCGCAGTCAGTCTGGTGCTAAAATCATTAAACGTGTCCGCAACGTCTTCTGCAATTTCTAACATTCTATCGGGTGTAAAATCACCCGACGCAAACATTTCTTTAAATTCTTCAAGTTTCTTTACTGCCATTTTAAATCATTCTCTTTCTGTAGCCAAGGCACATCATCCATATAGGCATGGACTTTCGTTTCGTTGGTGTCGGTGGTGTCGGTGGTGTTGGTGGTGTATCAGGGTCATATTGCCCAAGGTAGTTATACCAATATCTTGCCGCCTTTTGTCGGTCTGAACGCGTTGCTTCCGGGTCTGCCGGACGTTCGTACGTGTCCAGAAAGACGCTTGCAAGATATTCGGGAGACGCGGTTGACGCTTTAAATTCCGCGTAACTCATGTTGTACGGGCTGACGGGATACCACAAGTTTGTGGCTTTACTTAAAAAGTAACATTGTGCTGTACCATCGTCGGGACTGCCCATAACGTCACTAAAGTGCGGCGCATACCCGGGGGACGACTTTGCAATTTCTGCATCAATATATTTTTGAGGTGGAGTAAATTGTACCAAGCCATAACCAATATCGTCCTTTCTATAATCCGTTGACGGGAGGGGTTCATCCCAACCCCACCGCCATGGATTGTACCCGCTCTCCCATTCCATGTTACCAAGGACGGCAGAAACGGCGTTTAATGTCCACCCGAGTGATTGCACCAAAGCCTTGTAAATCATGATAGCGTTGTCTTGCGCTTCAGAACTCTCACGGGAGTAACCGTACAAGTTTTTTGCATGCCATGTCGCGTCGGGTAAAGGTGGTTTTGGTTGCGGTGTGCTTGCGTCCCACGTAACGTTATACGTGCCTACACCGTTCGGTATACGCAAGATGCTTGACGGGTCTTTTCGGTAAGCGGTTGTTTGTCCGCCGTCCCAGTATTCCCAGTGGGTGTGTGTACCCGTGACGTTACCTGTCTGACCTTGCGTTCCGATGAACTGACCTTGTGCAATGCTGTCACCCTCTGACCAAATCTGTGACGCAAAGTGTGCCGCAAGCCAATACTTGTTTGGTTCAAACTCCACAAGTATCATGTTACCCCACGACATGTTCCCCGTTATGGTACTGCCGTCCCACACCTGCGCCCATACAACCTTTCCGGCTAAAGGCGCGTATGCTTTGTAGTTGTCGTGCACGGTATCAATGCCGCCATGTTCACCGCCGCCGGAGTAGTACGGGTAGCCCGCACTTTCATAGATTGTCTTTTGGTCTGTTATACATTGCTTATAGGTTGCCATGTTAAATCAAGCTTTCAATTTCATTTGCAAGAACTTCAATCTGTTCAAGCTTCGTTCGGATTAAATCCTTGTTGTCACTTTTCTTTTTGTAGCCGTTCAAGCCCTTAGCTTTAATTTGGGACGGGTAATCATAATACGCGTAGTCCGCGTCCACTTTACCCGAAACACCGTTTACGGTATGACTGTTTGTATACTGCCAAATGCCCGCGTTTTCGTATTGGCAAACGTCGTTCCACTGGGCACACCACACAGCATACCGGGATAGTTTCGACATGTCAAGACGGTCTGAAAGGTAATACAAAGAGGCGTAAATCCCTACCCAGTAGCCGTTGCTTTCCACTGTGCTGAGTATTTTAGCCGCGATGTCACTGTATTTTGTTTTACCAAGCTTTCTTGCAATGCCGTCTTCCTCCATGTCGATATACACCGGGTAATCAAACTGTTTTCCCCTTAAAGCTTTGATAAAGCTTGCGGCTTCGTCTGCCGCCATGTCGGCGTTTTCTGCGTAGCTGTACCAATATGCACCCACACCAAGCCCCGCGGCTTTCGCTTTTTTGTAATATTCCTCGAACCTTGCGTCGTACTGTTCGGGGTATCGGTTTGCACTGCCGTAACCGGCGCGGAGAAGAACGAAGTCAATGCCGGAGGCTTTGAGTTTGTCAAAGTTGACTGTGCCTTGATGTTCGGAGAGGTCGACACCATTTGAAAAGATTTTTGCGCACATTGTTATCCACCTACCTTGTTTTCGAGGGTTGCAACTCTTGCTTTGAGATTATTTACTTCTGTACTAAGTTTTGACGTCGCAACCTCTGAACGGTTTATTCTCTGAAGTGCGTAATCTGCAAAATCTACAAATTCGGCATGATTTAGTGCAAGCAAATAATTTTCATAATTATATGGCGCTTCCATGATGTCAAACACCAAATCGTTTTGAATAATACGATTCCCGACCCGCATTCTTATATATGCTTTTTTAATACCCGTTGTCCCTCGTGGGAGGGTTAGTAAAAAAGCCTCGTTGTACTGAACTAAGGGAGCCTGTACACGAATAGGTTCCACTGTAACGCCCTCGTTAGTTTCGATAAAAATTTTTAAAGGGAATATCACACCATTTGCGAAAACATACGCTATACAAGGTATGACGGTATAGGTGTCAATTCCAATTTGCTGTGCAACGGGTTCGGCAATAGGTATCTTAATTACATTTTTACAATGTATTATAGGTGCACCCTCTCTAAGCTCTTTGTCTGCGTCCTCATACAAACTGTAAACGGTTTGAATACTGTAGACGGAATAGTTTTTTGGACCCGCAGGTGTTGCCATTACTCGTCACCCTCTTTCTCTACGCCCATCTTGTCGCAAAGCTTTTGCATGATGAGCGTATTGTTATTGAGTGCGTCAGTTAGCTTCTGCACTTCGTTCCTGTGCGTTTCCTCAAGCTTGTTGATATACCAAAAGCAAATCAAGCAAACGGCGATAGGAAAGCCCAGCGAAGAAATAACCTGCACTATCGCGGTTACGTCCATAAAGTTTCAATCCTTTCTGTTGTATTTACCACCTTTTATACTTATAGTATAGCACAAAAGGGTTGACTTGTCAATATACTTGTGGTATAATTTAATTAGAAAATAATACACGGAGTTGAAATATAATGCCAAAATCGAATTATTACGACGGAACAAAGCTATTGTCATTAAAGGATATAAACGGCAAAACACCCGAGGTGTTCATGTGTACCTCTAACCGTAGCGCGGGTAAAACGACCTATTTTAATAGGCTTGTTGTAAACAGGTTTATTAAACGCGGCGAAAAGTTCGCGCTGTTGTATCGTTTCAACTATGAATTAGACGGCTGTGACGAAAAGTTCTTTAAGGATATAAAAGAATTATTCTTTCCGGGATACGATATGACCGCCGCAAAGAAGATGAAAGGTATATATCAGGAACTATATCTGAATGAAGAACCTTGTGGATATGCAATTTCCATCAATTCCGCAGACCAGTTAAAGCGCAATTCGCATTTGTTCAGTGACATTGATAACATTATATTCGATGAATTTCAATCCGAGCAGAACCACTATTGTGATAAAGAGGTCGAAAAGTTTATTTCAATACACAACTCTATTGCACGTGGACGTAGCAAACAATCTCGATATGTCCCTGTATATATGATTTCTAACCCTGTAACGATACTTAACCCGTACTACGTTGCAATGGATATTTCAACACGACTTCAAAAAGACACGCATTTCTTGCGCGGAGACGGGTTTGTACTTGAACAGGGTTACAACGAAACGGCGGCTAAAGCTTTAAAATCAAGCGCTTTCAACCGTGCGTTCGGCTCGAGCGATTATATCGCGTATAGCGCTGAAGGTGTGTATTTACAGGATGATTTATCTTTTGTCGATACGCCGAGCGGACGCGGAAAGTATGTCGCAACAATACGCTATGCGGGTATTGACTATGGCGTTCGGGAGTACCCGGAATTAGGTATTGTGTTCTGTGACAAAAGCGTCGATTATCAATACCCGCTCAAAATCACAGTCGATACCGCCGACCATAAACTAAACTACGTTATGGTATCAAGTAACTTTATTCTCATTCAAAAGCTTCGCTACTACTTCGAGCACGGCTGTATGCGGTTCAAGGACTTACAAGCGAAAGAAGCGATACTAAAGGCGCTTTCGTTCTAACTTGTATTCTGCGTTCGTTCTGCACATCGACCTGCACGGGTGACACGGTTGAAAGATGCCGCCGTGACAAGGCTATGAACGGTCAATTCCTTTGTGTAGACGTGCGTTTAAGAATAACAAAATCCCTTAGAGTTTTTCATGCTCTAAGGGATTTTACTTTCAGTGCATTTCAAATGTCGTGTCAGCTAAGATAACACCACCTTTAATGCGCTTTTGAGAAAGCTTACCCGGTATCATAATGCCGGGTACAAAGTCGGATATACTACGAGGTTCACGGATAAATTCAAGTTCTTCGGGTGTGTAGTTTTCTGGGTTATTCTCTGTGTCGTAGTCCTGTTCAACCGAGTGTATAAAAAGTTGTTTAACGGTTTTGTTTGCGCCCGCGCAAGTCACTATATAGTGTGGCGTTTCAATCAGTTCGCCGTCTTCGTGGGTCACGTGCTCAATATATGTTTTTTGACGGGTAAAAAAACCAACGTCCCAGTTTGTTTCATTCTTCCAACAACAATAATTTCGGGGGTGCAGCTGCACACCTTTAATCTTGTCTAACGGTAAATCGAGATGCAAACTATCCGTGTCGGCGTATATAAAACCGGGTTTATCAACACCATAATAATTTTGTTGCGCTGCGGTAATAGTAAAGTTTCGTGCGTAGCTTGTAATAGCTGCTCCACACGCGATATACCCCGGTGTTTTCTCGTTTTCGGCGACGGTAAAAAATCCAACAACCCCATTTGGTTTAAGCATAGCTACTTTATACGAGCTGATTGTAGATGCAGCTTGTTTTCCGTATAGATTGTTGCTGTATAATTTTGCTACAGTTCTAATACCTTTATTAGGAGCGTTGATTTTCATTTCACGGTATTTGTTTAGATACTTGTCATAGATGCCTTGTTGCGCTTCAAAATAACAGCCGTCCAGAATTTTGGGGTCAATTACAATGTAATGTTTTTTAAACAATTCGTAATCTGTCATAGTCATTGTCATTGTTACATACGTGTCATGCTTCTTTCCGCATTGGTCTACCCATTCGGACACGTAACGCTTTTGATTTTCGTCCCATACATCAGATGTGGTTAAGCTTTCGTTTTGTCTGTAATGCAGGTTTTTCTTTAGCTGTATAAAAGGGAGATACCCAACCTTTAGTCTAAAACGACAACGCAGACGCACAAAATAATATATACCTGACAATGGGTTGTGCGACTTTGACCGTTCCTGTCTTTCCGCTTCAACTGCCTTTAAACCCTCCGCGCCGCTGAAAAATGCAGGTAAACCAATAGGGTAATAGTTGCCACTGTCACTATGCATCATGGACGGATACAGGGAGTTCACATCAAGCGTTAAACCGTTTTTGTGCACTTTGCATTGTTTGCCCTGTACTACATGACACCACCCTCCACGGTATGCCTTGCGGATATATTCATCTGCATTTGTGGCACCGTAGCACTCGGGGTCAAGCGGAATGTCATAGAGGTTTGGGAACATGTCTTGATAAACAAAACGGTTGTAGCCGGACTTAAACTCACTCATGCAACATGCGCCGATAGTCAATTTTTTGTGACCATCTGCAAACATAAATTCTATAGCTTCTTTAACAACAAGCACGTCATTCTTAATGTAGTGTTCTTCATCAGAAGTAATGTTATACCCGGCATGGCGTTCGCCTTTATATTCAATCGTGCTTTTACGGTGCTTGGTGTTAAAGCTCTTTCCCATGTCTGCAACGGAGAGAGGGATAAGCTTGTAACTGTCCCGGAACTCTATAAGGCTTCTATGAGTTTTAACAGTCATCGTGTACCATTGACCCATATCAGATATGCTGTATTTAAAGGTGTTAGGTTGCATGTCGTTTGTTTCGTAAAACATAGTATGTTCGACTTTGCCGTCGGGTGTGTAGGTTGCTTGTGCGTAGTCATCGCGCTTCAATAGGTAATCGAGAATGTAAGAAAAGTCAAAAGCGCCATTGTGAAAGTACACAATGTTCTTGCCTTTTAACTGTTCTATCCATTCCCAGTATTTATCCATTGAGTTTACAACGAGTACATCTTCTGTATGTATTTTAACACATGCCGCCGCCCAGACTTCCGTGTCGGTTTGCCCGTCGTATACGCTTGTCTCAAAATCACATACGTAATAATTCATGCTTGCACGTCTCCAAACGCTTCATTTAGTTTCATCATTTCTTCTACACCCGCTTCGCGGTGTTCGTAAAAGTTACCTAACCAACGACCCGCCGCGTTGACGTCGTTCGCTTCCTGTGACGTTAATGTTCCGGCGGCAACACCGATTTCATTCAGCATGTACGCAAATACTGTGTCGCCCTCATTTTTGCCGTAACGGTTTTGCAGGTGGTTGCGTTCTTCCTTTAGGTTATCCAATATATATTCCATACCTGCATGTTTCTTTTTGTCTGTTACCCATCGTGCATTCGCTTCAACGAAATACGCAAACGCAAGGTCGGCTTCGTTTATATTCGCTATAGGTGCATTGTTAAGTGAAAGAATTATATTGCTTTCAACACCTGTTGAACTTGTAACTGTAAATTGCGTAAAGCCTAACTTGTTAAACTGCGCTCTTGCGTCTTTAGGTATGTCAGCAAACGGAATAGCTTCACCGTTCTGTGCTTCCGCATATAACACACTGTCCGTAATGTCTTTAAGTTCTTGTTTTAATTTATCAAGCATTTTCTTTGTTATTCTTTCCGGGCGTTCAAAAGCGCTAAACAAATCTTTAGCCTGATATTGAGATTTATAACCTTTTCTTAAATAACGATTAAAGCGTTGTCTTGCGTTCGTGAGTAAACGTTCATATTCTGCTTGATTAGGTGTCAATTTTTTTGATGATTTTTTAGCCATGTTTTACCCTCTTTTCTATTGACAAAATAATACCGTTATGGTATAATAAAGTGTAAAGATAAAAAGAACCGATGACGAATTTTTTTTTTCGTCATCGGTTCAATCGGAGGTTTACCGCCATGTCAGCGGCAGTTAAGGAAAGGAGAAATCTTATTGTTTATTTGATATGGTCTACGAGTTCCGCGTTTTCGATAAAGTCCTTGACGGACATTTCGTAACGGTTTTCTTCGATAGACTCAATGTTGACGAGAGTCACAATACGTCCCGTTTCTTTGTTGTCGTGGTCACGATGCAACTTCTTAGTCAGCGCGTAAAGCGTGGGAGCGCCTTCACACACGTCGGTGAAGTGATAATCAACACCGTTTTCATTAACCGTGTAAGTGTATGTCGTGGTCTGAACAGTTCTACGAATATACTTCATTATCATTTACCTGCCTTTACTACGGGGCGGCAACCGAGGAAGTTACGCCCTTTGTAGTTCTGCGACGGCTTTGCAAAACACTCGATTTCCATGCCGTCGCTTGCGTCGAACGTGCCCACAATGTCGAGGAAAGACTGAGTGAACGACTGGGAGCCAGTATGATAGAGAACGCCGTCTGCGATAATGACAAGCTTATCGTATTCCTTGTCCTGACCGGGTTTCGGGTTGTCGTTCACGGTGTGAACCATTGCCCATGCGTCCGGGTAAGAGAGAACGAGTTTGCCGAATTCTTCGATAGCCTTTTCAAGATTCTCGCCGTTGGAATAGTTCATTACGTTGTACTTGTCCATTTTGCTGAGGTCTGTGGATTTGATGATATTGTTAGTAAGCATAGTTTTGTTTGTCCTTTCAAATAGTATTTGTTGTAATAGAGAATATGGAGAGAGTATGGAAACTGACAATGAAATTACGCAGAAAGGAGCTTTTATCCTTTCTTAAATATTCTTTTGTAATCGTCTGAAACTTCGTTGCAACTTGTGTTCTTCTTGATTACGTATATATCTTAACACATGTGGGAAGAAATGTCAATAGGTTTTTTCAAAGTTTTTTGAAAATATTTTTGAACTGTTTATTGCTTTAGTATGTGTTAGTAAATGACTGTTAGTCAGTTTGTGTGCGCGTGACGTGTTGTGGCGTGGTTACGTGTTGCGCCGGGTTCCGTCCGCGGGTTTCATCCGTGGTCACGCGTTCGCCGGGTTCCGTCCGCGGAGGTTGTGTCTTCCAACGGGGTTACGTGCTACCCCGAGTTCCGTCCGCGGAGCGGAGCAGAGCGACGCGGACGGCGGCAGGTAATCACG